CCTGAGTTTCTTGTATGTTGAGGTAGATACTTACGTATACTACAACACCAATTTTGTTGGTGATATTGATAACCTCAAGTCGAATGTAATGAACTCCCTCACTGTCTACGGTGGTGGACGTGAGATCAACCGATTCGGTGGTCGATTCAAGTACAGCGGCATCCAAGCAACCATTGATGGTGTGGACAACTCCATCACCTCCAACATCACCCTGGTCAGGATGCGTCGTAACCTGGTTGCCAAGATCAATCAGTTTGCACAGTATGAGATCTGCTTCCTGAATCCCTTCTACTGCTCTGCTAGTTCCTACAACATCCACTCCACTGGATTCAATGTCTCTGGTGTGGTTGGAACTTGCTACTTCTCAGATAACAAGGTAACTGCCACCACTGGTGACCTGTTCCTGTTCCAGATCCTGGAAGATGATCGTGTCCAAGTGATCAACTCCAAGTTTGGTCGGATTGATTATGAGAAAGGTGAGATTATTCTTGAGACTGTAAATATCACATCCACTCTGGAAGAAAACAACATCATTGAGATTGAGGCAGTGCCCCTGTCGAATGATGTCCTTGCTAGGAACGAGATGTATCTCTCGTTTGATGTAGCAAAGAGCAACATCTACATGCGTGTAGACAGCATTGCAACTGGCAACAATAGTTCTGGTTCAAGGTTCCTTTCTCAGTCTAGTTACTTTGCTGATAAGAAGGTTCGTGGAACCATTATAACTACTACTGCCGGTTCTACTCTAATCGGTTATGTGAACGGCGAAAAATATTATGGTGATTACCACGTTATGCCTGACGGAACCAAAATGACTGGTTCTTCTCATGCTCCCGGAAGTAAGTTGATTACATCCTCACCAGTGGTCACTACCACTCTTGTTAGTGGGAGTTCTTCCTCCAGTTCCTCGTCACCATCATCTAGCGGATACTAATAAACGTGATTGAGACATCTCTTACCCGAGTCAAAATTCATGAGGTAGTCCAAAGTCAGATTCCAGAATCTATTGATTCAGAGAATCCGCTTTTTGGGGAGTTCATGAAGCAATATTATCTCTCCCAGGAGTATCAGGGGGGATCGGTTGATATTGCAGAGAACTTAGTTGAGTATAAGAGTCTTGATGTTCTGAACAACACGAACCTGATTGGGTTCACGTCAGTCACTCAGTATGTTGGTGGTAGAGATGATGTCATCTATGTGGACTCGACCAAGGGTTGGCCTGGGTCCTGGGGTCTGCTGAAGATCAACGATGAAATTATCACATATACCGGTATAGGCACCACTTCCTTTACGGGATGTCAGCGTGCCTTTAGTGGTATTGAGAATAACCAGAAGACAAACCAACCTGAATTCCTTACTTTCACCAATAGTGGACTGGGAACTCATGGTGCTGGGGCGCGAGTTACCAACCTCAGCAACGTTTTCCTCAAAACTTTCCTCAAAAAACTCAAGAAACAAGTTCTGCCAGGGTTCTCTGAGCGCCCACTGAACGAAAGAGTCAACCAAAGTACGTTTATTCGCCAAGCGAAAGACTTCTTCCGCACAAAAGGCACGGAAGAATCCTTCAAAATCCTCTTCGGTGCGCTTTATGGCGAAGAGGTTGAGATGCTTCAACCCGCTCGGTACATGATTCGTCCGTCTTCTGCGGACTATCTGACCAATGATGTCATTCTGGCGAAAGCGAGGTCGGGCAATGCCCTGAAGATTGGCGGTCAGACCCTCAGTCAGGGTGATGGAACCAGCGCAAGTGTGTATTCTGTTGAGTCTACGATCGTAGGCATCCACACTTACTACAAGATCAGTCTGTCAAAGGACACTACCTTTGGCGCATTTGAGCAGATCAATAAGACATATGTAACCCGTGAGATCCCTTCCGGCGCAACGATTCTCGACGTTGACTCCACAGTCGGTTTTGCTACGGCAGGATATTTCTCCCTGAATGGGGAGACCTTTGAGTACACAGATAAAACTTACACCCAATTCCTTGGAGTAACCTCCACCACATCACTGACCTCGATTGGTTCCACCATTACTTGGGGTGTTGCTGCCGAATCTTATGAGGATGGAGATCTCGACAAACCTGTTGAGGTTGAAATCGTAGGCATTCTGTCTAAATTTGTTGGTTCTTCTGTGAACCAACAGCGAGAAAGCATCCTCAACGTCAAGCAACTCGGAAACGTTGAGACTGATGCCCGGTTTACCACCTGGATCCAGAACTCTTCTCCCAAACACACTCTTGTGGGGTGGAAGTTAGTTGGTACTGGCAAGTATCAGTTGGATCTGAGCAGACCTCATGACTTCTCTAAAGAAGACAAACTTGATGTTGTAGATCCTGATAATAACATCAATCCTGCGACTATCACCACTGTACTTGACAGTCACAGCATTGTTGTTACCACTGCGGCACTGAATACCAACACCACCTACTTCATTCGTAGGAATCTGAAACTTCAGGACAAGTACACCGCTGATGTTCAGGCAACCTACAGGGGTCCTGACGATTCAGTGTATGTGGCATCTAACAGTCTGCCACACTGGACGATGAATGCTTCTAAGCGTTCTCGTACATTCTATCCATACCTGCAGCAGTTTGGTACTCAACTTGAGATTACTGATCACCACTTTGCTGATGGTGATATTGTCACATATGCCAATGTTCAGGGTGACAAGTTAGACAATCTGGTTGATGGTGATTCATACTATGTGAAGCGTATCAACGGTAACAAGTTCTCCCTTGCTTACACGTCAGAGAACGTTCGCAATGGAATCTACATCGTTGGTATCACCACCTCAGATTCTAACAAGCAGACTGAGCATAGTTTCACCCCTGTTCAGTTTGTTGGTAAGGATAAGGGTGCCCAACAACTGCTCCGTAAGTTCCCAGTCCCTCAGTTTGACGAGACTCCTCCAGAAACTATTCCTGGTGGTATCGGACTGTTTGCAAACGGCGTCGAAATCCAATCTTATAAGTCCAGCGAAAAACTATTCTATGGTGCTCTGAATAGCATCGATATTCTGAACTCCGGGGCAGATTACGATGTAATGAATCCCCCTCGTCTGTCCGTCACACAACCCGGTCACGTCGGTTTGGGTGCATCTTGCGTTGCTCAGGTTCAAGGCACCTTGCAGGAGATCCTGGTGGACACTGAGGGCGTGGATTATCAGGAGATGCCCCTGGTATCCATCAAGGGTGGTAACCACAAGGGATCTGCGGTCATCATTCCTCAGTTGAAGATTGTTCCTCAAGTAGCAGAGTTTGATGCAACCTCTGCTGGTGGTGTTGTCAATACTGAAGAAGATCGGTTCCAGTTCAAGTTCCCTCATGGGTTCAAGCACGGTGAGGCAGTCATCTATACCAGCGGTGGCACCACTGAAATCGGTATCGGAACTACACCTGGCAACCTGATCGATGGCAACCCGTACTACGTGGTGGTCAAGGATGAGTTTGAGATCATGCTGTCAGAGTCGCCTGCAAAGGCACTGGCAGGTATTGGCACTATCCCCATTGATAGCAATGGTGCTGGTGTCCACAAGTTCTCTACGGTTGAGCGTAGAAACAAACTAGACAAGATCTACGTTGACCAACCAGGCACGTTCTATAACAGAACTCTTAGGGTTACGTCAGGTACTGTTGGTATCAACACCTTCATCGACGCTTTCTACTATCCCAACCATGGATTTGTTGACGGCGATCAGATCAGGTACGAAGCACCAAATGCTGTTGC